ATCAGTCTCGTTATCCGTCAGCCAGCGCAGACGGTGTTCGCCCTCTTGCTGTCTGTGGATAACGGGATGCGTGTCCATCTTACCGTACTCTCTTGCAGTACGGAGTATGCGAGAAAGGTTCATCAGGACACGATTAATAGTAGCCCCTGAAAGACGCTTGTCCTTCAGGTGCAAGATGTAGTCATCAATAGCTTCGGTAGTGATGTTACTCAGGGGACACTTGTCCCCAAAGTAATCAAGGTTTTTATTCATATTAATTAGGTGGGTCTTCTCGGAGCGGCTTTCCTTCCACCGCATCCGAAAAGTACGTTCTGCCGCTTGGCCTAACGTCCACCCACTACCCACGCCAGAGGTTAACTCAGTTAACTCAGGAAGTGGCTTACCAAGTATAAGGCTATTCCTAGCCAACACTTCCCATTGAGAAGCCTCTGCGTGTGTAGAAAACGTGCGTCTGTAACGCTTACCTTCATGCTGGACATATGCTTGCCAGCCTTTACCTCTTTGCGATACCGTCATGTTTGTACTAACTCCTCAAGTGTCTGCCGCAATCTGCGGCCTTTAGCTGTTAAAGATATGTTTTTATGTGCGCGGTTAAAAAAGTTTTCAGTTGCCTCTAGCAAAGCAGGGCCAGCCCTCTTATGTCTGGTTAACTCGCTGAAAGCGGCAATGTTTCTAGAAGCAGATGCCAATGAGTAATCAAGGGCAACTGCCAAATCTTTTACGTTACAACCTTCTGGGTCATTCTCATGGTTGCAAACATACAAAAATGTTTGTACCTGTTGGACAGGCATATTCGGATTTATGGAACGAAACTGCTCTAGTGCAGTTAGTAGTCTGTTTATTTCCTTAGACATAAGTCATTCCCCAAGTTGGTAGGTTTTAAGTCAGTTATCCATGACTAGCTTGTGTTGGTGATTAGTATGTATATCCATCCAAGCCAGATTGATACACTCCTGTTAGAGTTGTCACGATGTATGACAATAGACAAAGGTCTGCAAGTCTTGATGTCAATATAAATTTCCTTACTACCTAGTGTAAAGAACCAGTAATCCCACATAGAGGAACTCTCCTAATTAGATAGGGTTAGGGCCACCCAAAATTGAGTGACCCGTAACGTGACGTTTTATTATAAACCAAGCTCTTGCACCGTGTTAGCGTGTGCCTTCTGCTGGTCTGTGAGGCCAATGGTGTGTAGAACCCCATCGTGTTCACAGGATATGATGTCGTGAGCATATACAGAGCCAATCTCTGTGTATAGGCCCTCAACCTCTGCCATGCGGATGTTACCCCGCTTGTTATCCATCATGGTAGCCCACCAGCCGTTTGCCAGCTTGAAACGCATACCTTTTTTGATTTCATTCGTAGTCATCATATTACCTCTAAAACGGTGAAAAGATGTATCCAAACCCAGATACAAAAGAGGATGAGGCCGTAGCCCCACACCCCAGCTAGAAAATATCCCCAACCCATTACGAGCGGCGGAAAGCGATAGTGTGATTATAAATCACCTCGTCAGCATACATACCCATCAGGTAGTCACGCTTCCAGTTGTAGACAGAAGCAAGTGACATATTGAAGTGTTCGGCTAACTCTTCAGCGCGGATAGCGTGAACAAGTAAGTGTTCAACGATGCGCTTCTGTTCAGCCTTTGAGTATTGAGAGCCGCGACCAGTACCTCTTTGTGGGCGTACTGTTGGCAACATAGGTGATTGAAAGTGACCTGTTTCTTCAGGCATTTTAAATGCTATAGAGTAGTTCATATTATTAGTCTCCGATGAGTTAACTGAGTTAAGTGAGGGTGCTTTGTCTGTCCCTAATCTCTGGCGCACCCTCGTAGCCCTTCATAGGTAAGCTGAGTTCCTGTGTGAATCCGCTATCCAGCCCTCAAGCCAGTGCTATTTCAACCACCGCAACAAGCCCCCAGCGGCTGTTGTCTATCTGTATAACCTACCAAAGTGGATGGCATCAGTCAAGTTAGGCAGACTGGTTGTCATTCTCAAATGGTAACTCTAACTCTACAAGAAACTGTCTTGTGAAAGGTGTGTAGTCACCCGACAGAACTTGGTTAATTAATTGCTGGAAGTAGTCTGCGTATTTAAATCGCACAGGCTCTCCCACAATCTTATCAGACTGAAAGAGGGCAACCTCAGAGCCATAAATAGTAGCAGTTTCTTCATCCCACCACTGACCTATGGATAGCCAGCTACCTTCTTCAATAGGAATGATGAAGTTACGCCATTCAGCATTATTCTGTAGCATCATCATTCTCCTTTGGTACTGCGAATCCAAAAACGTGTACCTTTTGTTTAGCCTCATCGTCAGTAAAGTCGTGATGTGCATACACACCATCAGGACATTCACTTATCCATTCCCAAAATTTTTCTGATTTAGTAGTCAATGTAATGACCCCCATATGACCGATGAATTGCAGAGCGAACTAAGTCAGCAACGGTCACTTGCTTACCTTGCTCTTTTGTCTTTTGACGAGCGAGAGAACGGAGCGCATCCAATTGTGTACGAGAAAGCGTACAGGTATAACGCTCCGTTGGGTTAACTGAGTTAACTTTATGCGGCATGGGCATACTCATTGTATATCCAATCTGGGCAATCGCGCCCACGTTCCCATTTAGCAAAACCCATCTTCTCGCCCATGTAATAGTTGCGGTACGCCTGTAGCGTATCAATCTGCTGATACTGTTCTGGCATACACTGAGGCGGCGCATCGAATACGGTATTCGGCAATGCAGTGAGTACGTCAAAGTGACCCAGAGAATGAATAAGGCGGCTGGAAGCGTGAGGCTTGCCAAAGCGGAACTCAAACTCAGAACACAGGTGCTGAAACAAACTGTAAGCCCAGACGTATTGACTCACACCACTCCGTACCCATGCGGTACTCGGATGGTTCACATATGCAGACTTGTAGACATACGGAAGCACGGAATCGTTCGGTAGTGATAGGACACACCAAGCGGCTGTCGATAGCATCTGTGCAGTCTCCAGCGTCATTTTGGGTATGTGCTTGTCACAGAGGGCGTGAGCCGCCCCCCGTGGTGATGTTTCAAGATAGAATAGGTTCATTGGTCTGCCCCCTCTGAAAAACCGTCTTCCCACTCTTTACCAGTGATGCCAGTTTTGATGAACTCGCGCTGGTCTGGTGAGCAATCAGGGAAAGCATTCTGAAGCATTACATTGTGGTCATAGTATGCTTGCAGTTGCTTGGTGGTCACAGGCAATAGCATTGTGCGCGTAGTGCCAGACATTGCAGATGTTCTCGTAATCGCCAACATTACACGAGCCTCCTAGAGCCAGAATGAATGATTGAGCGGATACCTGTTTGAAGCAGAAAGGTAGCCACCATGAGTATCAGGCCATGAGCAAGCCCGACATAGCCTGAGTAAAAGCAATCAAGACAATACAAAACGAGGGCAGTGCCAAGGATAATAGACGCAATGGTCAAGAGTTTTTCTAACATGATAATAGTCTCCAATGAGTTAACTGAGTTAACTGGTTTAGTGGGTAAGGAACAAAACTTGGCGGGTCTGTGCAGACCAGCAGAACGTGCAAGTGGCGCACGACTCAGCCTTGCCAGTTTGTTCAGGACATACGGCAGACTTGCCGCTTTCTTCTTCGGCTACCTCGGTTGAGTTAGCGGAGAAAACTTCATCAGTTGCATTGCTGAACCGAACGGAAAAACGAGAGCCAAAACCACCGCGAACCGCACGAATAGCTAGGCCAATATCAGTATTTGGTGGGCATCCAGTAAAGCCCCAGACTGCAAGGTTCGCATGGCGAGACAACAGGGACTGCCAATGCTGGACATAATCAACAGAATAGAAGTCACCCAGAACGTGGAGGCGCACGATGACGCCCTTGTATATGGCGCAATGCTCGGCAATCTCGCGTTCTATGGCATCCTCAAGAGCCTTGCCAGCAGGGAAGCGGTGAGCAAACATCATGTTGTTGCCGTAGCAGTTGTCCCAATGGAAACACTCGCGAGGGCAAGTGGCGCGTTCCTCTAGAGTCAGGGTAAAGATAACGTAGCCCTTGAACTCGCCCTTGCGAATCATGGGAATCTTATCTTTGGATATCTTCTTGTTGCGTGATACCTTCAGAACGCCAGTGGTGCAGTCTTCGACTGTACGCCGTGCGTTTGGGTACATGGTAAACGGCGGCTTGTTGATATCCGCCTTGCGAATCTTTGGCTGTAATTGTTGCATTTTGGTAAGTCCTTATTCAAATGAGTTAACTGAGTTAACTGGATGGCAAGTAGGGAATGAAAACTTAGGGAGGAAAACTACTCACCATCCAGTATGTATATATTACCAAGGTGGATGGCTTAAATCAAGAGAGGCAGACTCTCGGAAGCGGGAATGATAGGTTATGATAGGGTGCAAAAAAAATCACAAAAAAAACCCCCACGATTTCTCGTGAGGGTTGTTTGGTTTTATCTCAGGGTGATTGCAGTCCATATCCAGAAAGCAATCACTGCAAGAGAAAAGACAATATAACCAGCAATGACATATTCCATCATTAGGCCGCCTTCTTCTTAGCATTAGATTTTGGAGCGGCGGCTACTTTCTTAGGTGCTTGCTTTTTCTCAGCCTTTTTTGCGGCGGCCTCAATCTCCTTTAAACGCGCGGCCTCAAACTCGATACCCGCGCGGATATCCTGAAGCAATTCCTTTTCAAGTTTTGCCAGTGTCTTAGGCTTGTCAGCCCATTCTTTCCGCATGGCTTTGATAGCATCCAGCAATGGGTCTGCTGTCTTAGGGTTAACTGTCTTTTTCATCTCAGTGAAAGTAGGGGCGTTGGCAATGCCGCCATGCTCCTTATCGAACTTATTCATCTGAGCGCGGTAGGTTGAAAGAGTCCCTTTAGGCCACGCATCGCCGCGCTTAATATAATCGCCAGTGATATCTGGCTGGCCTGTCTTAGGGTCACCCGTGAAGTTATAGCCCATCATAAAAGCCAAGTTATTAAAGGCTTCTTCCACGCTGATATCTTCTGCTTTGCATAGGTCTTTGACAGCAAGAAACAAAGCATCTGAAAGCTTTGCCACCTTGTCATTAAGCGCCTTGGTAGCCTCTTTGCCTTCAAGGATATCATGGCAGATTGTCAGGGCGCTTTCATGGCTGTCCATTAGGGCGTCACTATTGCGCTTGTAATTAGCTGAAGCAATTGTTTGAGTGTTAGTTTCTTTTGTCATTGTATTAGTTCCTTATATGGTTAACTGAGTTAAGTTGCGAACGGTTCTCAAAAAGGCCGTTTTTTGGTGGGTTCTTCCCACCCCTTTTTATCGCATATATGACGCATGAATGCAAGTGATACACACTGGAAAGACTAAAAAAACAGATGGGAAAAGAGGGAAGCAAGTTAACTCAGTTAACCCAATAGGCCAGCTGGTCTTCCCTGAGTTAACTCAGTTAACCGCATTAGACTATAGAACTAACGCGCCCCAATGATATCAGCGGATTGCGCGGCGGCGTGGCGTGGCCTGTGGCGTTGCCCACGGGCTGGCCCCTTGTAATTCTTGCGGCCCACGGCGTACCCCCCACGGGGTGCTTCGTCCTACCATACCTATGCGGTACGGTTTCAGATTTTTTCGCCAAATATCCAAGGGGACATCCATATATGTAAGACATATCTCTGCTGTTTTCTTACCCTAAAGCATAGGAGAGGGTAGTGTACCTATAGGTATACTGTATATATCCCCCTCCTATAATGTCCATCAAAGCGTAAACCACTGGTTTCCTACCTCACTACGCTGTGGTTTTAGCAGGGTATTAGTAGAAAATCTCTCAAGGGTTTCCATTAGGAGTTCCTCCTTACGGTCTACAATGGCCTTATCGACATCAGATGCCATCTGTTCTACCCAATAGGCAATAGCCATAGATAGAGCATCCAAACGGTCATCGTGAGCCAATGCACCACGTTCCTTTGTGATGCGGGTCATTTGGTACGCTAGGGTGTACTTAGGTGCTTTCTCAGTACTGTAGTTCTGTACAGACTGCCAATCACGTTCTATGACCTTCGGGTCTATAACAAGTCGATGCTGGTTCATTACGGGTTCTAGGGTATCAATGATTCTCAGTTCTTTCTGCTTGCTATGTCGTACCTCGTTGATGGTCACTTCGTACACTTTATGTATTACTGGCTTGAACAACTCTGTGAACATACCGTCACCAAAGTTACTCTCTACGATAATCTCATTGACCTTGTTGTTCTTAGCTATGACTGCAAGGGCTTGTAGTGTCTCTTTGGCGTAACCGCCTTTGACACCCCCTGCGTCAGTAACAAACAACTGACCATTAAGCATCTTAACTACAGCGTATGCTGTTTCGTCTGCGCCTCGACCTGATGGGTCAATAGCCATGACAGAGCCAGTGTAGTCTAAGTAGCTACCTACTGTGTCCTGTGGGGTA